GGTTAATGAACCTATCCAGCTTGAGCTTGAGGTCTGATGCGGAGTCGGGTTGCCAGTCAATCTGATCGAAGATTGCTTGCCGAATGTCGGCACGGTTCATCGGTCACGCCCCTTGGGGGCCAGGTTGGCAACCCCTCCTGCTTAGTTTAGCCGCAACTGATATATGCTGTACCGGTAGCGGCAGCAGAAATCGCTGTGGCAGTATGGCCGATAACACCGATGTTCGAGCCGAGGGTAGAGGCATCATCAGCATAATCGAGAGCGGTTCCAACAGCAGATCCACCGGAAGTAAATGGGGTATCTACAGTTAGGCCAGCACTACCAGCCAGAATGGTGCCTACCCCACGCTTCAAAACAAAGCCATAGGAACCGACTGCAATGGCATGTTGGGCAACTCCGAGGCACATGACTTGCGGTTGGTGAGTGGTAGCGGGAGTGATCGTAGCCCCACCCCAATCATTCGTCGCTGCACTTGGATCTCGATAAACGATAGTCCCCGCTGCAAAAGCATTGGAGGGATCGTCATTGAACACGTAGACCCAAGTCTGGGGACCAGCGTTGTTTGTAACGCCGCCAGCGCCGCCCTTGGTGGCAGGTAGAGTTACTTCATAGCCCAGAGGAAACCGCTGCGGTGAAGCGTCGGTGCCCAGGTCAACTTGGGTAACAGTAGAAGGAAAAGCAGTTCCGCTCATGGTAGAAACTCCTGACTAAGCGATGTTTCCGCCAGTGACGGCGAAGTTAGCGGCGAGGAAATCACAGTACATGCCCATGTAGAGCACATACTCGAACTGGTGAGCATCCATGTCGGGCCGACGAAGCGGGCCACGGACGGAGAAATCGCCCTTGGTTTCCATCTTGTCATCGCTGCCCAGGGTGTAGGCATGCCACGTCGAGGTCTTGAGGCCATAGATCACGCCATTCTGCGCAGCAGTGGTTGTGAAGGTCGAAGCACTCGGGTCAAGGAACTCCTCGATGTACATCGTGGCCTTCAGGAACTTGACGCCCTGAGTCACATCATCCACACCGGCTTCACCCTTCACCTGATCCTCAACGATGATGCGATCATCGAGGAGATCGATGTAGTTGGAGAAGCTGGTCTCATCCGCGATCAAAAGATCGACCGGGCCGAGCAGCTTGCCCTTACGGGAAGCGCGGAAGTATTCCTTCCGAAGAGTGGAGATACCATCGGAAGCCATCGAGGTGATGTTTCCGAATCCATTTTTCCAACCAGTGACGGCACCAGAAGTTGCGTCTTCCTTGGCAAGCCCAAAGACCGTGTCAGTCTGAGTGGCGTCGAAGTCGAAGACACCCGTGCGGGCAGTGCCGTGCGGGCTGTAGGTCGTGTCACCATTAAGAGTGAGGAAACCACCAACACCGGAACCGTTTCCGTTCACCAACTGCTTGGTGATCCGCTGATGGAAGTCCATCAAAGCAGCTTCGGGGTACTGCTTGATCAAGTGCTCCACATCGGCGGGGCCAGTGGCTTCAGCCATATCCTTGTCGGGAACAAGAAAAGAGTAGATGAGACGTGCTGCCCGGGTGTCACCCTTGGCAGTGATGTCAGCGCGGGTCGCCGCGAGGCGTTCACCACCATCAACAATGTGAGTCACATCGCCAGGACCGCCGGTAATGACGCGGAACTCCTTAAACGGACCCCGCAGACGACTACGCTCAATGTTGCCATTCGTCACGATCTTCTTCAGGACCGGTGACCAACGTTCAAAGAGGTTCTGATAACGTGGAGCAAGCTCTTGGAGAGCGTCATTCAGGACTTCGGCGGAAATAGCCATATGTCTTCACTCCTAAGTGAGAACGATTCGCGAAACCAGATTACCCGGTACGTTTCCGGAAAGCACGTTGGACTGCCAATCGACGGGCATCTTCAATGCCGAAAGTATTGCTGGAAACTGCCTTTTCGGTACTCTCAGGGACATTTGCCCCCTCGGTTGCGCCAGCAGTCATTTCCGCGCCCGCCCGAGGTTGGGCTGATTGTGTCTCAGTCAAACCAGAGTCGGTCTTTGCCATTCGTACTGCATACTGAGGGGGAACACCCTGAGCCATATAGCCCAAGGTAGACTGGACGAAATGCTCATTGCCTGAACGGACGAACTCTACTGCCACTTCTGGCTCGATCCCACTGTTCATAAACTTGAGGAACTGGCCCCGCTTCTCCATTTCCTCCATGATGTCAGCATTGTCTTGGCGGAACTGGTGTGCCCAGGCATCAGCCTCTGCTTTCTCAGACGCTTCGACTTCGGCCATCTTGGATTCGTAGTGTTTGATCTTTTCGTCGTACTGCTCTTTCTCAGTTCCCCATGTCTCCCGTGACTTCTGAATCTTCTCAAGCTCAGCCTGACTTTTGGAAAGCTTCTCACGGAAATCTTTTCCAATATCCTCGCCCTCAAGGAGAGCCTGGTACAACTCCCGATCTTGCTCCAAGGAGTTGCGGAGACCATCGATCTCCTTACGGATATGGCCGCTCAGATGGCCGTGAATCGGGTGGTACACCTCTGGAAGCGTGGCAACTTCGCCATCCCAAGCCTCGAAATCGAAGTCAGGAAGACGAAACTCTGGCTCTGCCGGAGCTTCTTCCGCAACCGTTTCCTCAGCCGATACGTCAATCTCGGAGCTTTCGGTAGCGACTTCTGTAGCTTCACTATCCGAACTGGCTCCAGCCTCGGAATCAGTTGTGGCCTCGGCGGCTGCATCACCTTCTCCCGTCTCCATTGTCTCATCCTCATAAATCACGCAACACCTCCAGTGGCCCGCTCAGCCGCTCGACGGCGGGCATCGCGGAAGGGTTCTTCCTCTTCCAGTCCAGCTTCGGGAGCTTCTTCTGGCATCTCTTCGACTACGGAATCTGGAATCTCTTCTTCCGGAGATCCCCCAATCCGAACCAACTCAAAACCCTGGCTGCGAAGCGCATCCAGAATAGCCGTGGGATCACCCAAGCCCTCAGAGAGAACAGTAGTCAGCGCAGCTTCAGCATCAGAATCAGAAGGCCCAGGTTGTTCAGCATCAGCGAGTGCTTGTTCAGCATCAGCTTCTATTTCCAAGTCTCCCTCTGCGGCTTCTCCTCCCTCGGTAAGATCGATCCCAATCTCAGCGGCAGCCTGATCCAACCCCTGAACCTCGCCTTCAAGCTGTTGGATCAGTTGATCGGTAGTCATCCCGTCATAGGCGGCAGGGTTTCCTTCAGGCATTGTTAGCTCCGGTATCGATTATGATTTTGTTGGATGTCTTTGCAATCTCTTGCTTCTTCTCAGACTGGAAGTTGTTCCAATCCTTGTAGCCTTGTTTCTGCACTTTGGCCTCCCGGCGCTCATGCAGCTTCTCAACCTTGTTTCGCCAGTACGTCCCCTTCCTTTCAACAAAACGGCAAGTCGGGTTGTCTTTCAGGTATTGACGAGCCTCAGAGTTTGAAGTCGCCTGAAGTCCAGCGGAGTTGATGGTCAGTGGATTCGAGAAAATGATTCCCGCAGTCGTAAACATAGTGGGGAGCTTCTTTCCTGGGCCTTCACATTGTGGGCAGGGGAAGTCTTCCCCATCGGTTACCCGAGGGGAGAAGACATCCTCTGTGACTCCACAGTCTTCGCATCTGATGTCGTAAATGGGCATCAGCCTACGAACTCCGTATCCTTGCCCGCCTCAGATTCAGCCAAGCCTTCGAAGACTTTCTTCAGCAACTTGCCGAAACCCTTCTTCTTTTTGGCGTCACGCATCTTGGCCCCAGCCAACTGAATCGTGAGATCCTCTCCACCAGGATCGCTAATCGTGACTGTCGTAGCCTCTTCCCGAGGGCTCCCTGCAAGTGCCACAGATGGGCCTTCACGAAGATCGGTGGGCTGGCGCTCATCCATCTCAGCGATATCTGGCAATGCCCCTTCTTCCTTCTCACCAATATCAGTGAGAGCCACCTCATCTGCGCCTTCAGGTCTGCTGGGTCGAGACTCCGCAAAAGCGCGCTCTGACACCCTCCGCCGGAGAGAGGGCGTAGGCTCCCCCGCTCCGATTCGGCCTGTCACACCGCCTCGACGCGCTGCTGTCTCTTGGAGTTCAGACTGTACTGGAGACAAGACATCGGGAGCCCGAGCAGTAACAACGGCAGGTCCGCCTCCAACCTGAGTCTCTTCTTCACTGAATAGACCGCGCTCTACAGCCATCTCTGGATTGGCGAAAGCGTATGTCTCCCGAGTGATGACCCCATTCATCAACATTGCATCCATTAGCTCTGGGCTGGACCCGATTCGATCAATGGCCGTATTAGAGAGGTCCGTTGGCTCCAGAGGCCGACCTGAAGAGGTAGACAAAGACTCAATCTGCCCCAGAAAGTCTCCAGCCTGTTGAGTCGTTTGGTAGAAAGCGAGCAAGGGCTCCATCGCGACAGTGGCCAATCCTGCGGCTGCACCACCGAAGATCTTGGGTGCAGCCCGGGCGGCGATCTTGGAAAAGCTTTTCGCTGCTGTTTTCGATGCTGCGGCTTGGGCACCCTTCTGAACAGAAGTTCGGCTTGCTGCTCCCGCCGCGCCCTTCGCACCTTGGAGTTCAGCACTGGCTGTACGCAATCCCTTCTTTGCGGCCCCAATACTGCCCTTGGGAGGGGGCTCCGCTCCCGCCCGAACCTGAACCGCTGGTTGGCTTGCTGCCTTTCGGGCGGCTTGAGAAGCACGACCGACATCACCACCAGCCGCCTTGGCCCCGGCAGTAGCTTTATGGGCAGCGACAACATCAGCACCAGCCTTACCACTGATGGAACGTTTCGCTGATTCCGCTGCTGCCTTGCTGGCCTTGTAGGGCTCATCTGCCAATCCAGCAGCCAGTCCACCCGCTGCGGCTGCGGGGGCAGCCCGAGCCATAAAGCCAGGTGCCTCTGCGCCTTCGGGATCTGCGTCGGCCATTTCAGATGCGCGCTCAGTTGTACTTACCAACTGCTGTGCTGCGCCCAACTGACGATTCCTCATATCCGCATAGGACAGATCTTCAGGGGATGAGCCTTGAGGGTTCTGCTGAGTCCGCCGATATCGAGCATCTTGGCTCAAGTCACGGCGCAAGCTGGTCATCATGGCTCCAGCAAGAGCACTCAAGCGTGCCAGTTCTTGGAAGTTTCCGGCCTCGAAAGCCTCATCGATCTTCCGGCGAACCTCACTAATATCCGTAGTCTCGGTGGGGCGTACTGCTGGCCCGACTGCGGGGCGTCCGGCGGAGGGCTCTGATGGGCGTGGCATTTGACTACCTATGATTTGGGAGCGGGATTACCTGGGCCACCGGCCGCAGTCGGAAAGACTACGCGAGGTCCAGTTGAGGCAATAGCGCCTCCGGTTGTAGTTGTATCACGAATCTCTCTTCCCTTTAACTGAGGGAGGTCTGCGCTGGCTTCCCCCCCGCTCCCCCCCGTTGGC